ACTTCAGGGACATTAGATGCCTCCCATGATGAGGTTATAGTGCGTTTCGGCCAGCAGCCCTGCGCCCGCAGCCGTGGGGTGAAGACTGGTGCTGTCGATCAGGCCAAGGGTGCCGCCGCCAGATCGATAGCCGTAGGTGCTTTCCGCGCCCCATGAGCGGCAGTTGTCGATCAGCACGCAGCCCTGATCGCTGGCGATCTGCTCCAACACGTCGCGATAGTCCGTCATCGGCGTTGCGCGGCCAGCGCTGTTTTCAGGCGCGCACTGGAGGATGATGTCAGCCAGTGGAAGATAGGTGCGCGTGCGCTGCACAAGCGTCGTCATGTTGGTGTAGAAGTTCTCCGGGGTGACGCCAGAGCCGTCATTCTGGTTGGCGACCGTCCATGCTTGGTCATTGGTTCCGAGGTTCCACATGACGGCATCGGGCGCGAGCGCTGCCCAGATCGCGCCGAGGATTGTCCAGTCAGCATTGACCCAGTCATAGGAAGTCGTGCCGCCGTGGCCGCACTTGTCTTGCACCCATCCTGTCGTGGTGCCGCTCTGCACGTCAAAGCCGTAGAGCGTGACCGGGCCAGAAACTGCCGTGATCGTAAGCGTGCGCTGCGCGCCAGAGCCGGGGTATCCGGGCGGGGTGTTGATCTGCGGTCCCGTCCCGGAAAGCACGATGTTGGTCGCCGCGCCGCCATCCCATGAATAGCTGTATGTTCCGCTATTGCCCGTGATGACACGAATTGCGTTTACCGTTCCAGACGCTGCACTGCTGACAGTGAGCGTTACGCTTTCGCCGGTCGCCAGCGTGACCGACGCAAGCGCAGGACCGTTGCCATTGAGCGCATTGTTGACCGCGCCTGCTGACCACGCGACAGTGAGAGACGGGCTTATCCCTGCTTGGAAGGTGCCGGTCTGAGACTTCGCCGCGCTCGTCCATCCGAGATGAGACGCACCCAAACCACCCGCCGTGGTCGCAACGCGCATCCGGTTCCACAGATAGCGCCCGCCATAGGCGCCCGCGCCATCGATCAAGCTATCGCCCGCTTGCAACAGGCGCCCGGTCACAGGCGTGATACCGTTGCGAATTTGCCCGATTTTGGAGCGCAAACCCTTAAGGTTCTCGCGGAACAGGATCGGCGTTTTCTGGTTGCCGTAAGCGGTCAAACCCTGCGAGATGCGCGTGTCGAGCGCCGAACGTGAACCCCGCGCGGACGTGACTTCCTCGTTCGACGTGGACCCCGACGAAACGACACCTGCTGTACTGATCGACCAGATGCGCCGCCGTCTGCCCAAGGAATCAAGCCCGGTCATCTTGATCAGGTTCGCGCTGTCGCTGTCCGAAGTCAGCGTTGCACCCGCAGGAAGCGGAAGAGTGCCTTCGACTGTGCCGAACTTGAACGTATAGGTTTCGTCCGCGTTTCTCGTGAGCGTCAGGCCGTTTCCAATTCCAACCGAAATGCCGAGCTTGGCCAGAAACGTGCCGTCCTGCCTGAAGCGAGCAGGGCGGCGGCGCTTGCCATCCGCGTCTTCCGCCACAAAGCGAGCAAGGTTTGCAGCTTCGCTGTCCTCGACAAGCCGGTTTGCGAATTCCGACGCCGCTTCAACTAATGGCTGCGCCAAGCCAGCAATGACATCATGCAAGATCGAGGTCAGCGACCAGCTGCCAGATCCGCTTACATCGACCTTCACATAGATGTCATTATTCGCATCGGTGACATCGGCGTAGACCAGGGCCACCGTGCCGGCCTCGTGGGCGAGATCAGCATCAAGGTTCTCCTTCGTGTCCTTCGTGACGTCGACCAGCCCAGCTAATCCGATGTTGGCGATCGCCGATTCAATGATTGTGCCGATCGCGCGCTGCAGGCTCTTCTCCGGTTCATACAGGCCGCTCGATGCCACACCATCGGTAACGAAATCCCGAAATGCGTTGGCAAAAGCGTCCGCGATCGCGCCCATAGCAGTCCCCTTCTCAGCTCACGGTCGCAGAGACAGGCCCGGCAAGAGCGGATTGCCCGCCCGTGCCGTCGAATGCTCGCGCCCAGTAGTAGTAAGTCCCGGCCGAAAGGCCGCTGTCGGTCCGGCTCACCAGTGCGCCTGGCGATGCCGTGATATCGGTGCCCACCTGCGTCGGACTGGTGAAGCTGGTGCCCGTGGTGCGATATAGCCGCGCGTAGGCGACATTTGCCCCGGTCGGCATGGCAAAGCTCAGGTCAGCCGAACCCGCTGCGCCTGTCGCGCCCAGCGCCGTCGGCGCGCCGACAACCAGCGCAGCGCTCGGCGTGATCTCCTCGCTCGCGCTCCAGGCGCTGGTCCGTCCGCCGATCGTCACGGCGCGAACCTGCACCTCGTATTCCACACCGCTATCGACAGCGCCGCTGCGGGCGGTGAACGCATCGTTGTCGACGGTCATCATCACCCAGGTGCCGCCAGCGCTGGGCCGGTAGCGAACCTCGTAGATGTAATCGACGCGCCCGGCATCCCAGCTCGCAGCGATTGCCACGCCGTTGCCTTCGCCCAGCACGATCTGCTCGGCCGAGAGCGCAAGCCCGGTCGGCACTGCCACCGTGAATGTCGGCGGCGCGCTGCCTTCTGATACCGGTGGCGTCCCTTCCTCGGTCGCCGCGTCAAAGTCCCAATCCTCAGGCCGTACTTCGACTAGGCTGGCATTCACGGTGATGCGATCCTTCCCGATCGCCAGCTTCACACCGTTGTCGATCGTGAACACGGCATCGATGCCAAGCCGCGCTGAATTCACCCGGCAGAACCGCTCGCCGAACAGGTTCAGGCCATAGAGGTTGAAGGTCAGGTCAAGATGCCACCTGTCCCCGAGACGCGCGGCCAGCAGCTTGCCCACACGCATCGCCTGGTTGTGATGCGGCGCCCAGAACAGCTCCACCGCCTGCGGGTCGGTATTGGGATCCTCCTCCACGTCCGGCACGTCGACCAGGGCGCTTTCCTGCTCGCGGTAGGCAATCGCGGCCTCGGTGTAGAGCATCTTGAGCGCGCTCACCCGCTGTGCCGCCTTGGGGCCCAGCGTCGCGCCGGCAGCCAGGATATGATCGTCGGTAAAGGTGACTGTCGGTTCTTCGTAGGCTCCGACGCGCAGGTTGAACTTGAAGTCGGCGTCCTGGAAACAGAAGCCGTCCACGGCCTTCAGCATGTCAGCCAGCACCGCGCGGCGCTCGTCCATGGAAAGCTTGTAGCTGCCCCACAGCCGCCAGCGCGCGATGGTCTCGGACGTCACGGTGGTGACTGTCTCGTCGGCGATATCGGCCTCGGCCGCGATATTGGCCCAGTTGATGTTCTCGTAACCCAGACCGTACCCGTCCTGGTGTGCGACATAGTCGGCGATCACCAGCGGGCCGTTGTCGCTCCACTCCCATGTGCTCTTGTCATCCAGGCGGTGGCTGCCGCTTCCACCATTGGTCGAATCCTTGCGCGGATCATAGAGCTTGGCCGTCTTGCGCACTTGCGTGTAACTCGGCGGGCGCCCGTTATAGACCTCGCTGAAATGCTCCTGTTTCACAGGCGCGCAGAGGATGGCCGCGTGGGCACAGCCGCGCTGGCGATGGTCGCTCGTCCATTGCGGGAAGGCCGAAGTCAGCTGGCTGATCGCGGTCTGATCATCGCTGCCTGGCCGGGTGAATATCCGTACAGCGCCGCGATAGCTCGATTGGGTCACGACCCCGCTGCCATCCAGCGTTACCACCTGGTCGTTGATACGGTGTTCAAGGATCTCGGTCTCTTCACCGGTTCCCAGCGTCACCACCATGCCAAGGGTGCCGTTGGCGCTCTCCTCGAAGGTCATCACGCCGCCGGAGTGGACGATGCCATAACGACGCGAACGGGACTCGATCGAGCCGCGAACATTGACCTGCCCGTCACTTGGCTTGGGCCGGGAAGATCCGAATACACTCTTCCACAGCGCATTCACGCCGACGCTGATTGCCACCGTAAGAAGGGCCGCCACGATGGTGGACCCGACCAGAGGCACCACGACAGCCGACAGAGCGATTGCGATCAGCTGCGGCATGGCTGTGCCTCCATGCGTCGCGCAGGCGTACTCTTGACCGCCCAGCATGCATCGGCCTCAAGCGAGATCATCGCAACGCCATGCTGACCGCGTGCAGCCCATGCGCCACCCAGGCAAAGGCAGGCGGTCAGCCCCGTTCCCGGAATGTCGAGTATCCCGACGTCGCCCCGCACCGGGAAATCCGTGCGCGTGCAGCCGAGCCGTTCCAGAACCATCGCCGCATAGCCTTCAAGCCCGCCGTGGCGCCGCAGGATGCGCAATGCCGCTGGCCCGCTGGCGTAGCGTGGCCACTTCGGCATTGGCTGCCCCGTCGCTTCCGCAACGTAGCGCACCACGGACACCAGGCAGTCACGGCTGCCCCAGGCAAAGTCGGACTGCGCCCACAGCCGGACCGTCGCAGCGACGAGGTCGCCGTTCACGAGCTGGTCCGCTGGGCGGCGCACTGGGCTGGTCAATAGTCCGGCCATGTCACCACCTTGTTGACGAGGCCAGCCACGAACTCGAAGCCGCGATCGCCGGGAAAGCGCCGCTTCTGGTCCGCGTCGGTGTACATGGCGTAGCGCGGGCGCGAGCGCAGGCTGAACAGGCTCTCGGCCTTCACCGTGATCGAGTTCTCGCCGCCTTCTGCCGCCAGGCTGAACTCGGGCCGCAGGCAGCGCCCCGCCGCGATCGGGAACGGCAGGTCGAGCGGGCGCTCGTTGTCGGGATCGGCCGGATCGACCACGCCGAAGAACTGGACAAGCACATAGACAAGCCGGCCCTTTACTTCGGCGTCGTACTCGTCACGCACCTTGCTCAGCAACTCGGCATCCACACCCGAAAGAGAGAAGCTCATCTCGGGCGCATCGCCGTTCACGGCTTGCTCGATGCCGCTCACCGATCCGATCTGCCCCAAGCCCTTCCACCTCGCGCCGTCGTTGGTCTCCAGCACGCCATTGCCGCCGATCCACAGGTTCATCGGCGCGCTGGTGAAATCGAACTTCACCAGGAAGCACGCCTGCACCTTCTCTCCTGCCAGGCCGGCCGCAATGGTGTCCGGGAACAGGCTCATGTGTAGAGCCCCTCAAGAAAGGCTTCCTGGAAGGTCACCGTCGGCGCGCCGTGGCGCAGGTTCTGCAGCTTCAGCGCCATGCCATCGTCGCTGGTCAGCTGTCCGATCATGGTCGGTTTCAGCTTGAGCGGCTCGTCGGTGTAGCTCTTGCGCAACGTGGGCGAGCAGCGGATCGTCGCCACATCGCCGTCCCACGTTACGCCGCTGGCGATATACGGATGCTCGCCCAGCCCGAAATAAAGGCCCGCCTGCAGCAGCTCGCCATACCCGCCGAAATCGGCCGTGATGTTGCGCTGGCCCTGCACGCCGGTCACCAGCACGCCGGACAGATCGGACGTGGAATAGCCGGTCTCGTCCGAGAAATAGGTGCCGTCCGAATGCGGCACCACGCCGGCGCCGATCTGCGCCTGGCGCGCGCGATACCACAGGTCGAAAAGTGGCAGGCGCACCGTGTTGGCCCGCCCTTCCAGCAGCGCTTCCATCGCGCGCCAGGCCAGAACTTCCCCGCCTTCGAGCTGGTCGAATTCCAGGGTGACGGTGAAAGGCGGACGGATGACCGGGACAGCCTGCGTGAAGTCCGTCAGGCTTGTCGTCATGCTCTGCGTCCGGCGCGGCGGCTGGATCTGCATGTTGCGGGGCACCAGCGTGGCCGGCCAATCGAACGTCGCCATCAGCCGCGCCTTTCCAGGTGCTCTTTGACGCGATCGCCAACAACCGAATCGTACTGCGAAAGGCCTTCTGCCGTTGTCTGCTGGGCGATATCGTTCATCTGCCGCAGCAGATCTTCGGTCACCACCGCGCCGCGCAGATCGAGCTGCAAGATGGTCTGCCCGCCACCGCCAAGGCGGCTCCCTGCGGTAGAATTCGGCATGATCACCGCGCCGCCAGCGCCAGCAAACACCGGCTCGGGCCCAGCTTCCCCGGCAATCCCCCAACCGCCTGCCGGGATCATCCCGCCCGTTGCAAACAGCCCGGCATAGGCAGGATCGGCAATCGTCGAGGCCGCGCTGCTAGAAAGGGATGCCAAGGGCGATGCACCGCCACCGCCGCCCAGCAATGAACTGAACAGCGACGCGAAGAAACCGCCACCACCGCCACCGCCTGCGCTTCCCCTGGCTTGCTCCAGCGCCTCGGCCATCGGTCGGATGAACACGTCCTCCACGAACATGTCGATCAATCCGCGCAGGAACGGGTCTTTCACGCCCAGGCGCGACGAGATCGTGTCGGTCAGCGACTGGTGAACATAGTCGAGTTCCTCGACCATCAGTTCTTCCACGCGCTCGCCGCTCTCCAGCTTGTTGCGGCGCAGCTGCGTGGTGTACCGCTCCAGCGGTCCGGCATTGGCCTGGCGCAACCCTTCGCGCTCGGCAGCCTGTCGGCTTTCCAGCAAGGCGCGCGCCTGTGCCGCGTCGGCGATCTGGCTGGTGGCAATTTGCTGCTCGAGCAGGTTGCGCTCGATCTGCTGCTGCAGCTGCAGCGACTGCAGTTCCAGTGCCGCGCGATCGGCCGAAGTTCCGGCAACCCGCGCCCAGGCTTCCAGCGTCTGTTGCTGGCGGCTCAGCATCTCGGCATCGAGCCGCTTTTCCGCCTCGATCTGATCGCGGGCAATGCGGTCTTTCAGCAGGCCGCCACTGACAAGGATGGTGCCGTCCGCAGACTTCTTGCCGTAGAGCGCATCGAGCGCCGCGAGGAGCTGCTTCTTCTGCGCCTCGCTATAATCCTTGTTGGCATTGATCTCGGCTTCGCGCTGGACGCGCTGGTCAGCCAGCATCTGGTACTGGATGTCGGCACGCTCCTGCGCCGATGTGGCAAGGGAAAGCTTGGCCTGCAGCTCTTCCTGGTTGAGCGAGGCCAGATCGCGCTGATAGGCTTGCTCGACTTCGGCTTCAGTCTTGCCGGTTTTCGACTTCCGGTCGCGCTTGTTCTCCCGAAATGCAGCGGGAAGCTTGCGATCCTCGATTGCGTTGAGTCCTTGGTCCGCTTGCTTGACGTTGATTTGCTCCACAGCAGCAGAGGCGTAGGCGTTGACCAACTCAAGGTAGCGCTCCTGCGTTATGCTCCCACTTTCATAGAACCGCTTGAGCTGTTCCTGGGCTTGGCTCGCATTGATGACGCCGTTCCGATAGTTGCTTTCAACCGTTGCTTCCGGTGGCGTGTAGCGCCGGAAGGAGATGCCTCCACCGAACCCGGCATTGAACTCGCGCTGGTCCTGACCGGACTTGGTAATGCTGCGATTGGCCTCCATGAGGCGTTGCTGCGATTGCGCCTTGGCAAGTTCCAAAGTTGCTCTTGCAAGCGCGATCGTCGCATCGGACTGATCCTTGATCTTGCCGGTAGTCAGATCAAACACGTTGCCCAATGCCGACTGGACATTGGACAGATTGTTCTCAGCGGCGTGCAGCTCCTCTGTCGCCTTCTTGGCTTCGAATAGCATGCCAACGAACGGACCCAGCACCTGGACGCCGATCATCAAAGCTATGCCCCAAGGCCCACCGAGGAACCGCGCGAATTTCGAACCTTCACCTGCGAGTAGCTGGATAGACTGCGCGACCTGGCCGATCTGGCTGGCGAAAATCTGCTGCGGACGCATGCCCAACGCATACATCGTGGATACGTCGCCGAGCTGGAAGCCCAGCTGGGCCAAGCCGGCCCTTTGCGCGCCAGTCGCACCGGTTGCCTGGTTGGTCGACGCGATATGGCGCTGCAACGCAGACTGCGCCTGGCGATGCTGTTCTTCCACTTCTGCCAGCGCAGCTTTGGAAAGCAGGATTGTCCGATTGTACTCTTCCTGCGTGATTTTGGCTGCTTTCAACGAAGCGTTGGCAATATCGACCTCTGCTTTGGCCTGCGCCTGGGCCGCTGCCAGAACATCGATTGAAGCCGCCGCGCGCTGCCAGACAGCAGCACCTTCACCGCCTGCGCGCCCGGCCTGCGCCATCTTGTCGGCAAGCTCCAGAGCGCTGCCCGCAGTCACATCCAGCGTCGCGCCGAGCTGCTTGGCGCGACCCTCGGCCTTATCGACACCGGTGTTGAACGCACCGTCGACAGTGCGCAGTTCAAGTACCGCTTCACCGAGCTTCTCAGCCATGGCTTACCTGCCCATGAGAAGCTTCTGAGCCGGCGCTTTTGATCGGCACGAGCTTCATGCCGATACCCATAGATCCTAGCATGGCAGGCTTGGGCTTGCGTGCACGCGGACGCCGCTCATGGCCGTTCGCAATCTTGTGCAACCGCGCCATCATTTCGCGCTGGGCGTCGGGCTTGTAGCCGCCGAACGCCAGTCCGCCCGCGCGGATCGCGTCCAGCTGCTCTTCAGCCTGAAGGCGCGGCAGCATCGTCATGAACGCCCGAACCAACGCCGCAGGGGCTTCAGCCAGCCACCACTGCGGCTCTCCGCCGAAGAAACGGACGAGACGGGGTATGGTCTCTCCCCAGTCGGCAGGCTTTCGGTCGCTTCCTTCGCCAGCCCCGCCGCCTTCGCGATCGCTCCTGCCACGCCGAGACGATTGCGCAGCAAGAGCCCGGTAAAAACATCGCTGATTGCCTGCCGATGCGCACCAGGCAGCTTGGCAAAGACTTCGTCCGGCACGCCCACGGTGACCTTGCGAGCCACCTTGCTCACCAGCTCGGTCAGTTCCTTCTCGGCGTCTTCGCCCTCAATGTCGGCCAGCGCCTGGATGCGCCGCCCCCACAAGCCGAACCGATGGCTGTCGATGATCGAAACTTCGTCGGGAGAAAGGATCTCGAAGATCTTGCCGTCGATAATGATCGTCGGCCTGACAATCAGCGTGGTGAGATCGAGCAGCGGCCCGTCGGCACGGCCGGATGCTTGCGCTGTTTCAGAAGGTTCGGGCTTGTCCATGCAGGCCGATATGCCCGCCCGACAATGTCACCTGCGCCCCGGACACCTGTCCGTGGGGGAAAGTGAGGCCAGTACGAAAACGGGAAGGCAGGAGCACTGCTCGCCTCCCCGTCTCTTAGGCCATGCGGTGGCGTCGCGCAACGCCGCCGCTGGTTTGCCCGTCAGAGCGCCGCCTGGTGCTGCGCGATCAGGCTGCCGAAGCGCTCGTCTTCGCTTGCCGCTTCCAGATCTTCCAGCGCTTCAAACGTCAGCTCGATGCCGGCAGGCTGGCCCTTGCGGTAGACGATCGCCGGGCTCCCCGAAACGTAGCAGCGCGGCACCTGGTACTGCGCCTCGAACGTCGGGTCATATGGCGAAACACCCCGCGCGATCAGTGCATAGACCGTCACGTCCTTGCCCCGGGAAAGGCCCATCTTCTTGGTGCCGACCGTGCCGGCGCCGGCCGCCACGGTGGTCAGCGCATTGCCGTTCACCGCCAGCTTGTACTGCTCCAGGCTGACATCCATCAGCGTGACGCGGAACATCAGGTCTTCTTCCGGGCGGAAAGCCTTGACCGCGCCGACCGAGCCGCCTGCGCGGACCTTGTTGATGGTCTGGCTGTGCGTCACCGTCACGCCTTCCTCGGTCTCGCTGCGATCGCCGCTGGTGCCAACCAGCACCCACGGATTGCCCGGCGCTGCATCAATGTCCGGGAACGCGGTGCCGACCGGAGCCAGCCACAGCGTCAACGGCTGTCCTACGATTTCATACGGTTCCATCTAAACCTCCTCTTCAGCTTACTTTGACCAGCGCGTACTGGATCTGGAACGATCGCCACGCGCGCGGCCAATCGGTCACCGGCTCCCGCCCACTCGAAAAACCCCCGGCGCTTTGAACCCAGTGCACGAACGTGCCGTCCGCTACTTGCGATCGCGCCCGGCGCAGCTTCAGCGCGCACAGATCGGCAAGCGACGCGGCCAGCGCTGGCGTCTGCCCGAAGGCATAGAGGTCCACCCGCTGGGTATCGTACTCGGCAAAGCCACGCCCGTTCACGGCAGCACCGCCCGACGCCTTCACCACGAAGGCATCGCGCGGCATGTCATCGGTCTCGGCTGCAGGCAGCTCGCCACCAAAGCCGCGCGTACCAACCCGGGCTGCCACGTCGGCATCGGCCAGCAGGATCGCGACGATCGCGCCAATCGGATCGGCGGGGATGTCAGGCATCGCCGTCACCTCCCGCCGATCCGCCCCCCGAACCGCTGGGCGCACCGCCAGCTTCACCGGGCTTCAGCCTGTCCCATGCCTTGCGGATGTTCGCCGCCAGCTCGGGATACTTCGCATCGCCTGCCGGGCGCAGGTATGGCCGCGCCGGGATCGTCACGCTGCGCTTGAGGATGTAGTGGACCTCGCCGCTTTCATCATCGACCAGCATGGGCTGGCCCTTGATGCTCTGCACGTAGGCAAGGCCGACCAGGTTGCGCGGCGATCCGGCCTTGCGCGCCAGGTCCGTCACCGGGATAGCCAGGAACTTGGAGTTCTTCGGCTCGATCACGCCGCCCAGCTCGTGGATCAGCGCATACTCCACGTCGACCACGCCCCAGGTGCCGCTTACGCCCTTCTCGTCGGGCGCGGCATTGCCCAGGATCACGATGCCGCGATTGAGGTTGCCGGTGTCATTGTCCCAGTCGTGGTTCGCCTTGGCATGGTTCACCGCGGCAGCCATCGTGTCGTTGACGCCTCTGATCGTCGCCGCAAGCATGCGCGCCTTCACGGCCTTGCCGTTCCAGCGGAGAGAGCTTTGCGCCATCAGACGATCCTCTCCAACGTCGCTTCAAGGTGCGTATGCTTGAACTGCACCGGACCTTCGACCTTCAGTGGCCCGGCATGCAGCAGGGTGCCCTTGCGATCCGTGACGCTCGCCAGGCGGTCGCCCGGCCGCACGTCCGTGCCCGGCGCGAACAATGCGCGCGTCACTTCAATCTGCGCCTGCTTCTGCCCGTCGATCAGCTGGCTCGCTTGCTGCGAGTAGACAAAGCACGCCACCGGATCGCCCAGCGGCGCGAACGTGCCCGCATTCGGCCCGCCCCAGGCATCGCTGCCGGTCGCCGTCTCGCGCTCGATCTGCGCCCGCATGGTCAGCCGTCCGGAGATCATGACGCAGCTTCCTGCGCCACTTTCAGCGCAAGCCCGCCAAGCACTTGGGCAAAGTCCGCCTCGGTCATTGCAGGGCCAAGAATGACCTCGCCATGGCATGCCTCGCATCGCGCCCCGGCGTCTGTCCGCAGATAGACTCGAGAGACATGCCCCTGCGTGCAAAACCAGTGCGGCTCTTCGAACCAGGCGTCAGGCACGAACATGAACATCTCGTCACCGCGCGCCTCTGCCGCGCGCGCCAGATCCTCGCGCCAATCGATCAGCGCTGCCAGCATCGGGTTGTCAGAGATGACATCAGCTTTCACGTCACTTCCTCTGCGGCGGTGGTGGCGTACCTGGTAACGGCGGCGGGGCCTTGGGGCGCGAGGCGCGGCCACCACCGCCGACGAATGGCAGCAGAAGCAACGCAGCAGCGCCAAGGCTGACCAGCAGGATCTGCTCGGAAGTCATGCGCCGTCATCCCCGTCGCTGTCCGCAATCGTGTCATGCGCACGGCCTGCCGGAATGCCGACGAGCATGTGGCGGATCATTGCTTCGGCCTGCGATGCGGTTAGCAGGTTGGTGCCAACCGGCGCGTAATGAAACTCGTGCGGCGTTCCCTTGCAGGACACACGGTCGAACGAAATCCCGCAATCCGGAGCGAAATCGGCAGGCAGCTTCCAGCTAAGGAAGCGGTTGACCATGTGCTTGATCTGCTCGTCGGTCATTGTCGGGTCCCTTCCCAGGCTGGCTGATCTCTTGGCCCACGCGATCACTTCGGGCGGGTTGCTTCGCAGCGTGTCCAGAACCGACGCGACCGGATCGGCAGGAATATCGAACTCGCTATCGTCGCGTGGCGCATCCACCGGCAGGATCGGATCAAGCGCGCCCTTCGGCTCGAAGAACTGCCCATCCGGCCCGCAACAGACGCGCTTGGCCAGCGTCTTGAGGCGGCCTCGCTCCAGCGCCGCACTGACATGCAGCCGCTTGCGAAAGCCGTTGATGCCGGCGTCGAAGTGCAGGCCGATCGGACGGATGCAGGTCCCGCCGCTGATATGCGCGCAATCCTTGCAGAGCACCCGGCCCGGCATCGGCCCGTGGACGGGATCAGCCAGGCTCATGGCTCGATCTCCTCGGGCCAACGCGCGACGCACCAGCATCCCATGCCTACGCAGTAGACAACGACCACCGGCCAGAAGATCGAGAAGACCACGCCGAACATGAGGGTGATTGCCCCGCCGATCGGGTCCATCGGCTTGCGCACTTTCAGCCACGTCATCAGCAACCCGATGCTCAGACCAGCAAGCCAGACAAGGAAGAGCGTCAGGATCACGCTGCGTTCCTTTCGGTGACCAGATTGAACTTCAGGCTGTAGTTACCGATCGTCTGCATGCCGTCGATCGGCGCGCCGAATTTTGCGTCCAGTTGCAGCCCGTCGTCGAAGTACAGACGCATGCGACGCTTGCAGCCTTGAGCATCGTTCCAGCTGAAGCCCTGCCAGATCTTTGCGCCTTTCGGGATCGGATAGAACTTCTCGGCCAACGCCTGCAGCTCAGGCGTCACCTGCAGCGGCTTACGTACGAGCTTGGGAGAGCGAGGGCGCGTCATGCTGCCCGTCTGCGATTGCGGCGGCGCACGCGGCGGCTGACATGCAGCCGGTTTGAACGGCGGCGGGGATGCGAAGCAGGGCCACGGCTGCGCCGCCGACGCCACCCGTTATGTACAAGCCGACGCGCCTTCTGACGGCGCGTAGTGGCACGAGGCGCGACTTCACAGGCCAAGCCCTTGTCACCGGTCGGTCCGATGGGCGACGCTGAAACCGCGAAAGCAGCGGCCAATGCCATGATGCGGAAGCCACGAAACATCAGGCTCCCCCAAACACAGGTTCGCCGCCCTGGGCATTGGCAACCCAGAGAAAGGCGGTTTCAAACTGTGTGCGGCAGACGGCCATGCCACGCGGATCGCAGGATGCCGTCTGCATCGCCTTCAGCATCGCGGCCACAGCCTCGATCGCGGTTGCCGTCTTGGTCAGCAGCTCCTGCGCTGCATCAACTTCGCTCATGCCATCACCATCCCGCGACGCTGCGCGAGCCCTTCGAAGATCTTCTCGCGGTCTGCGCCCATGTCGCCGGACAGGGTGAAGCTGTAGTCACCCGCCCGTTCGGACTTCAGGCCACCGCGATAGGAAAGCTGCAGCTGCATCAGCTGGATCGTCGCTTCCTCGCGCGCCGCCTGCTCGCCCTTGGGCGTGTAGGAAAGCTCGACCATCGGTGCCCAGAACTCGCGCCCGTTGGTGCCGCTGATCAGGCGCTGCAGCGTGCGCCCGCCATGCAGCACACGGTAATCGTCCGCCGCCAGCGTCACGCGGGCGCTGGCATCGCCACTGTTGCCGGGATCGATTTCGACAATCTCGATATCCTCGGCCGTGTCGATCGCGCGCACCAGGCGCAGCGTGCGGCGATATTGCGTGGCCGGATCGGCCGGGTCGCCGGACAGCACCAGCACCGGCCCTGCCGGACCGAACCGCAGCTCCATCTCGTCGGCAATGCCGTCGATCATCGCCTGCAGCTCGGTATCGGAAAGGTCGCTGCCCGTGCGTTCCTTGACCCGGTCGATCAGCGCCATGGCTTAGGCCTGCCCGCCTTCGCCAGGAGCGCCGCCAGCATCGCCGCCAGTGCCATCGGCAGACTTGCCGTCCGACTTGTCCGCCCCCGGGGCAGCTTCCTTGTTCTTGCCGGGGCCAGCTTCCTTGGTAGTCGAAGCGCCCTTATCGGCCTTGGCCTGGGTGCCGACCTTGGCCTGCTCCCTGGCTTTCGCGTTTGCTTCAATGTTGGCCGCCCGCCGCGCCGCCTTTTCCTTCGGGCCCGGTGGCGGGGCAACGTTCGGCACCTTGTCAGCGACCTCGCCGGGATCGGCAGGCTTGAAGTCGGGCAGCGCGCCATCCTCCAGGCCGAAAAGATCGTGCGCGTCCTCGGGGATTTCATCGCCAGGCGCGACATAGAGGAACGCGCCCTCGGTATCGCCTTCGCCCACGAGCTTCGTCTTGTCGGCGTTCAGGAACAGCCGCTGCCTTGCAATCACGTTGCCCATGTCAGGGTGCCTTTCGGTCAGAGCGTCTCGTACAGGTCGACGATCACCGCCGTCCCATTGAGCGCAGAGTTGAGAGTGATGGTGTTGCTCTCCAGCGCGCTGGCCGAGAACGCGACCGTCGGCGCGGTGGTCTCGCGCACGTTCGCTAGGAAGGCGGCGACCACGCTGTTGCGCGATAGCTTGTGCAGCAGGCCAAGTTTGGCCCCGGTGCCCGCACGGATGCGCTCGGTTCCCGCCGAGACGTAAGCCGGTAGCGTGATCGAGGTGACCGTCTTGAACGCCTTGTTGCCAACCACGGTGGCGGCACCGGCAGCGACAATCGTCTCCGTGATCGTCTCGCCACCGGCATTGGTGCCAACGATGACCACATCGCCTGCCACCGCTGCACCGTTGCCGGTCACTGTCAGGTTGCGCGGCACGTCCGGCTGCGCGGCGAAGCTGGTGACTTCCGTCGTTTCCCCGTCGGCCATCGCCGTGTCGCCAAGCACGCGAGAATTGACGCCAAGCAGTGCTGCCCCCAGCGCCACCGAAATGATGCGCGAACCCGCGCCACCCATCTTGCCCATCGGACCAATCCTTCTGAAGAGTTTGCCCGCTCTATCCGGCGGCGGGCGAGCGGCCCTGGATCAAGCAGGAGCTGCTCCCGCAGCACCCGCCGATCCGCCCACTCATGGCCTGGCCAGAGGCGCGCCGACCCGGATGTCAGCCACGCCCCTTTGGGCCTGCATTCAATTCCGGCTTAGAGACCGGTGACCGAGCAGAACGCGGCCGGGCGCATCCACACCATCGCGGCGCGGGCATCGGCGCGGACCGTGCGCTTGCCTTCGGTGAACTGCGAGCCGACGTAGCCAACCTGCACATCGACGCCGCGCTTTTCGAACAGCGAGCACCAGGCAGGCTGGAACGAACCGGTGTAGCCCGTGCCGGCGCTGTCGGCATCGTTCTGCACCACCGGCAGGCCCCACAGACGCTCCGGCCCGGTTTCAGCCGGCGAACCCCAGATGTAGATGCCGTCAGCCGTGCGCAGCAGGCGCACGCCCTGCCAATCGGTCGGGTGCATCACGTGGTGCGTCGGCACGGCACGGCCGGTGACGCGAACCTTGGTCATCGCCTTGAAGAAGGCATCGGGAACCGGATCGGCGCCCTTGGCCTGGGTCTGGATGCCGCTCACGTTCTTCAGCCCGCGCAGGTTCGGCGAAGAACCGTCGCCGATCAACACCTGACGGTCGAGCCGCTGACGCACACCGAAGGTCAGGCGGCTGTTGAGGTAGCCCTGCATCATCGCCACGTCTTCAAGCTGCTCGTCGGTCACCGGCACGCTGTCGGTGATCTTGGCCACCGAACTCGTGCGCTCTGTGAAAGCGAACGTGCTCTCGGCATAGCTGCCGCCCTCGGCCGTTTCCGCAGCCGCATGGGTGCGGGTGGTTTCTTCCATGTACTTGATCGCCGCCTGCGTGGTCGGGAACATGGGAATGATGTCGAGCAGCTGGATCGGGCGGGTGACCGCCTCGGTATAACCGGGAAGGCGGATGCTTTCCGGGGCAAAGCCCGCCGAAGTCGTCATCAGCGTCTTGCTGCCAAGCGTGGCGAACTGCTCGCCCTTGGCCAGCATGTCGGAAAGCAGCAGTTCGCCAAAACCGAGATCGAGCCCGCCGACCGCACCGCGCGCGGCATAGGCCTTGTACTGCTCGTTTTCGGCGATCAGCTCACCCAGCGACTTGATGCGCGCCTGCTCGTTGGGGTGGTTGCCCTTGCCGCCCGGGAACGGGAAACCGCGAACAGCCCTGGACCGCTCGGCATGCTGCGCCGCTGCCTTTTCGGCAGCCTCAAGCGTCTCAGCCTTCGCGCAAATGTCGTTGAGCTCGTTGTTCAGCTGCTCGACCTTTTCGGCCACAGCAATCGAACCCTTCACGTCCGGGCCCAAGACGGTGACGCGGTTGAAGTCGTACTTCTTCTCGCCGCCATCGCTGATCAGCGCTTCGGCAAACACCTTGCCAAGCTCATCCTGCTTTGCAGCCGCCTTCTCGCGCAGCTGCGTCAAATTCAGTTCGGACATACCCGTCGCTCCTCAAGCCTGAGACCAAAAATCTCGGGCCATGTGGCAGGAGCTTGCGCGCGCCTTCGCCCCGGACACCTGTCCGTGGCGGCGCGCTAGAATGTGGGTGAAGTGGAAGGCGATGTGGATCGGGGCATCGCCTGCCACCGAAGGCGGGTCTAAACGATCAAACCGGCTTCTGACAACCTTGCACCGCCAACAGGTGCAGATCGTTGCCGAGAGTGGGCAACCAATTGCCCCATTTCGCGGTTTAAGAAGGCCTAAGAAGGCAGGTGCGGCGCTTTTGCCGGGGACAGGGCCACCAACGCGCTCCTGTAGCGCGCTGGTGGCAAATCAGCATGGGTCCAATTCAGACCTTCAGGTGCTTGCGTGAGAGCTGGTGCATGTACCCGGCAAGCGCCTGATCGGCGATCCGTGCATCGGCCTCATCGGGTGTGCCAGATGCCTTCTGCAACACCAGCGTGATCGCGCCGTGGATCTCGCCCAGCTGCTTGAGGCCCGTGGCGGAAAGCGCCGCCGGATCGTCGCCGATCGCCACCGCCATCTCGGCAAGACTGCCGATCAACGGCGCGAACTTCGCCGCCTTCAATTCGGCCGACTTCATCGACAGCGTTCCCGTGCCGACACCAGCCCCGCGCAGCACGGGCGAGATCTCGTCGACATCCAGCTTCTTCAGGATCTGCACGTACTTTCCGTCGCGCTGCTCCTGGACAGCATCGAGCACCTGGTAGCCATAGGACCATTCCTGCACCGGCAGGCCCTTGGCCAGATCGAACTTCAGCGTGGCGTGCCAGTCCTTCCCGGCCTGCGTGTCGAGGTTGAGGTACAGGTCTGCGATGCACCAGTCGCCTTCCTCGTGCAGCCAGGCCTTGCCGAACGGCATGGCTCGCCGATCGTGCGCCGGGATCATGTTGACCCACTGGCCGCCGCCCTGGCCCCAGCTGAAAGCGCCGGGTGCATAAGTGTCGCCGTCGCTGTCCACGGCGGAAAGCTGGGCAATGCGGGCGCGGCCGGTTCCGGCCTCGTCCATCTTCTCGATCGTCATGCCCTTGATCTTCATGATGCTCACTCCTCGAAATTCGGCGCGAAGCTCAGCGTCCCGTTGGGATGCTCTTCGTCGGCCATGATCAATGCCTGCTCGATCGAGACGATCGAACCGTTCCGCGCCATGTGCTCCTCGGATGATCGGCCCGGCCCCAGCAGCCCGTCATAGATGATCAGGGTGCCAAAACCCGCCTCGCGGGCGCGCTCGATCGTCGCCACGTTCTGGGCATAGGCGGTTTCCGTCCGTGCGATCCGGCGGGCACGAAGCAGCGGCGAAGTGCTCGGCCCGGCCTCGACCAGGTCCGAGATGCGCATCGCCAGCTTGATCGGCCCTTCGCCCTCGGCGCGGCCTTGCGCCAGCGACTGGAACAGCGCATCACGCGTCTGCCCTTCAAGGTCGACTAGGCCGACGCGCTTGCCGCCCGCCGCCAGAATAGACTGAGCAACCACGTCGGACAGGTTCACGCCAAGGGAGAGGTTCACGCCAATGCCGGCGTTCTCAACTGCGGCATTGGTCGCCTTGGCCACCTCCAGGTAGTGCGCCTCGTAGATATGGCGCAGATCGGCCTGGAACTGCGCAATGCCCAGCTTGTCCAGGATCAGTTGCGCCAGCAGCTCGTCGGACTTCTCACCCTTCTCGGCCTCCTTGCCCGCAATGGTCGGATCGCGCTCCAGGAACGGCATCGCCTCGTGGCGGGCGCGCATGCCAAGGCCGACAAAGAAGCGGCTGAGAGACTTCTCAGCGCTGGCTTGCAGGCCGGTCGACTGCCGCTGCAACAGCAGTGCCCAGGCATAGCCCTTCTTGTAGGCCGCGTCCGTCGCCTGCGCCTTCGCACCCTTGGGCGGCATAAGCAGCGGCAGCGTGGACTGCGGTTCAACGCGAATGCCGACCTCGGCCACCGGCACTTCGTTCACCGATATCGGCCGCAGATAGAAGTCAGCCGTTGAGAGCGGCTCCTCGCCCACGATGCGCAGCGCCTGGTGGTGGCTGATCAGGCCTTCCTTGAACTGTTTGATGGCGCGGTCGCAGCGTTTGTCCTCGTCTTCCTGCAGCGCCGGCACATCGTCCGTATCCCAGCAGACATGCAAGCCTTGCGATCCGGTGAACTGGCTCAGCAGCGAACGCTTCAATTCGTCGGCCAGCATCCGCCCGATCGGCAGCACGCCATTGTTCCAGGCCAGCTTGCGCAGCTCTTCCATAGTTGCGCCAACCTTGGTCGACTGGAGACCGGCGCCGAAGCCGACGATTGCGGCCGGGATGCCAAGGCAGGCGCAGACGCGCTCTTCGGCCACGTCACGGCCTTCGCTCATGTTCATCTGCTGCGGATTGAAGCCATAGGAGGACACGTCCGTCGGCGCGCCCATCACCAGTGGCCCGCCGCGGTTGTCGCCGCCGAACGCTTGCGCAAACCATGTCTTGGTCGCCTGCACGTCCTCGGGTGCCGGCATCGCCCCGGCCTTGGGGCTGATCACCACGCCCGGCACGCCCATGTTCCGCAGCAGGCTGGCAACGAAGTTGCTGCTTTCAAGATCGATGAAGATCTCGCGGATCACACCTTCCAGCGGCGAAAGGCCCATGCGCGGATTGCGCGGGTTGATGCCATAGCGGAAGTGCACCACGTCCTCGGGTCGGATATGGAACGTCTCGCCGCTGCTGCCACCTGGCCGGTAGTGGTAGTGCCGGATGAACTCGCTGCCATCCTGCGGCCAGCACGGCTCCATGTTCCAGCTCGGCACGAACCACAGCTCGGCAGGCTGGCCATAGCTGTTGCGCATGATCAGCCAGTAGGCATTGCCGGTGATGACGAACGACACGATCGTCGCCATCCACAGCGCGATATCGCCATAGAACGGGTTGGGCGTCTGGATCAGGTCCAGCATCGGGTGATTGTCCACCTCGGTCACGTTGCCCTTGGCATCCTTGCGTTTCAGCGCCAGCTCTGCCTCGGGCAGCGCGCGGCCGATCCACATGGCAGGCGCGGTCACAACCGAGGAATCGAGGCAATCGCCCACTTCCTTGCGGTAGTCGAAGCGCGTCCGGCGCAGCAGGCCCGACAGGAACGGCACGCGCCCGCCATGGCGCATCTCGCGCCAGGTCTCTGCCGCCTTCATGCCGAAGGATTTGAAGGATTGAAGCCAGCTCATGCGGAAATCCAGACATCGTCGAGAGTGCGTGGTCGCGTAGATCCCGGTGCATCGATCAGCGGACGCCATGGCGCTCCGGTGTCGCGCATGGTCGCGGCGTGAAAGTTCCAAAGGCCGATGGCGTTATCGCCATGCCGCTTCCCACCGTCCGTGCCCTCATTGCGAACATCGCTGGGCAGCTTCGGTACGCCACCTGACATAACGAGCTGGCGCAGATCGTTGCGGGTATCGAGATCGGCGGGAATCAAAATCGTCCCGTCTTCGAAGGCTGCGCGGAAGCGTGGCCCAGTTTCGCGCTGCCAGGAACTGGATGGCATCAACTCAACGATCTTGTCGAAGCCGAACTTCTGGCACGTCTCCTGCGCCAGAACCATGCCATTACCGTTAGCGTCCAAGATGCCGCCGCCGAAGCTTCCCATCATCTGGCATTGCTGGATCAACCAGAAGAGCGCCTGCTTTTGCTGGGCATAGGGGCATTGCCGCATTTCAAGGATTAGCGGCACGTGGCGCTTCAGGTCATTGCCAACATAGCCCAGCGGATACGAGCTGCGGTCCTGCCGCATGGCAAAGTCACCGCCGACATACCAGGTCAGGCCCTGATTGGCGAAGCGCTGCAGGATCGGTGCAACTTGCTTTTCCAGCCATTGCTGCATCTCACCAAAGCGGGCAGCTTCAGGCATCCGCACGAAGTTCTCGTATGGCGGCTCCCAGCGACAAACCTTGTACTCTGCGCTGCTGCAGGCCTCGATCCATGCAAGCGGCAGAAGCACGCCTTCACCCTCACGCGGGATCGCATCAAGTTCCTCGCGCATCGCTTCCACGCGGGTGCCGTAAGAACGCCGGATTTTGCGATACCATTCGGCTTTGCCTTCAGGTGTCGCTTCCGTTCCGCGCATCAAACAGACGCGCTCGTACAGCCCATTGCGCACAGCATCGTCGAACGTGATGCGGTGAATCGAGTAATCGTACTGGCCTGCGCGCGTTTCCTTCAGCAGCTCGTTGAAGGCATTCAAAGCACCGTTGTGCGTTGAGATGATCCTGATCACGCCACCCCAGATCAGCAGCGCGTTGCAGGCATCGATAACAGCGGCAACATTGCGGTGGAACGCTGCCTCGTCGATAATCACACGGCCCTGAAGACCGCGGATGTTAGCTGGGCTGCTGGATAGGCCGACGATCGAGAACCCCGACGCAAAGCGGATGCGATAGCCGGTGATGTACTTGCTGGTGCCGTCCTCCTGCTTGTCCTCAAACAGGAACTCGCCAACCGCCAGCACTTCTTTCGCGACCATGATAGCAAACCGCGCACACGTCGCCACGAACTCCAAGCCTTTATCCTTGGTGTCGCCAACGTAGTAAGTGTTGTCACCGCCAGCACTACGCGCCGCTGCTGCGATCAACGTGCTGTCCAGAGCTTCCGCAAAGGTAATTCCGCAGCGTCGCCCCTTTTCTCCGGCCTTCAGAGGGGATCGGTCGGCAATCCACTCTTTCTGGTGCTCCATCAGGATGCCATCGGCCAAAGGGTCGAAGCCTTCGGGCGGCAACATGCCGGGCACAAGATTGTCGATCGGCGAAAGCGGCGGTGCCTGCGTTGCCGTCGGCAGGGTATCTGGCTCGGCGACTTGGCTCATTGCCTGACGCCCAGAAACTCACGCCGCAGCTGCGCAATCCGTTCGGAGCTGAGACCAGCTTCGCGGCCAACATCCTCAACCCGGTCGGCCGCACTGACCATCTGCGCCTGAACGCGCGCTTCCAGCTGGCGGCGATACTCGTCCGAACCCTTCTGCGCAGAGACGGCCGACTGCAGGGCGCGGCTCAGTTCCATGATGCCCTTGGTCGAAACCTCGCCGCCTTCCAGCAGCTGGAACATCGCCGTCTTGAGCATCTCGGCCACGGCCACGGTGACCTGATCCGGACCATCGGTGCCCAGCGAGTTCACCAGCTCGCCCGACATGCGCTGCACTTCGTCAAGCTTGCGAAACTGGATCGCCTTGCGCACGGCATAGCGCGACCAGGCCGATTTCGAGATCGGCGGGATGCCCTTGTCGGCAAGCCGCTCGTTGAACTCCATCAGGATCGTGTTCTGTGGCAGCTTGCGCTCGCGCAGCTGCTCCAGCGCCCAGATCACGTCGCCTTCGGCCTCGTCCGGCAGCTTGTCGATCGACGAGAGCCAGCCTCGGCCATCACGCCGGTTCTTGGCGGCTTCTTCCGCCCCACTCATGTTACCGCGCCTCGGAAGGCAGCGTTATGCCTTCGACTACGATCTGCTCGTCGAGGAAGTTGCGGCCCAACGGCGAAATCTTCGCCACGAGCACCGTGCCGGTCGGGATAAGCTCGATCACCCCGAGCATCTCCAACTTGCGCAGTTGTGTCACCACCCAATCGCGATCGCGGTTGATGCCGTACTTGGTGTCCAGCACACGGCGGATCAGAATCTCGTTGAGCCGGCCGTCAACCTGCTTCTGAAGCTCACGAAGCGTCCACAGGCGGGCGTCTTCAGTCACGATGTCGGTCAATGCCCTAACCCCTTGGCAAGAATGAGCCGCTCGATCCGATCGAGCTGATGCGCCTGACGCTCGATCAGGTCTTTCTGTGCAGCGGTGCGCTCGTCGATCAGCTGCTCGATCCGCTGGATATCCTTGGCCGTTGCAGCTTCATCCTTAAGCTCGGCCACTTCCGTTTCGAGGTGGCCGACACGCTGCGAAATGATGGAAACGTCACCGCGCAACTGGTTCACCGTTGTGCGCAGCTTGCCAGTCCCTTCCGGATTGGCAGCGCCGCCGCGCCACACCACGGTGCCGATCGAGAACACGATAAAGATGATGATGGCCCATTCCAGCCAACTGCCGGTCATTGGTCTGTTCCCGTTTGCTTGGAGTTGCCGCCAGTGCCGACGCTGCCCGGCGTGGTGCCGGTGGACAGCCCGATCAGGCGCTTGATCATGCCTTCGATCTCGCGCCCGGCGAACTCGATCAGCGAATACCCGGAGAAGCCCAGGCCAAGTGAAACCACGAAAGTCAGCAGCGGGCCGGGATGCGATTGCCCGACCCAGATCACGGCGACGATCGCCATGATCGCGGTGATTAGGCCAAACCTCAGCCAGCCCACTTCGCTCTCGCGACGCGGTGCCAGCGGACGGGCCATGATGACGCCAACCAGCGCAAGCACGCCCTGCAGCAGCGGCACGGCCAGGCTGTCGATATGCACCACGATGCCCGGCGCGGCATGCGCGGCCAGGCGCGGCTCACCGACAGCCGCAGCCAGTACCGACATGGCCCATGGACCGTAGAACGCGGCCAGCTGCTTGATGGAAACCGGCTCGATCATGGTGCCGTGCTCACCTGTGATGATGCGACAACGGCGTCGATCAGCCGGTCGAGCTGATAGGCCTGCTCGCTGGCAATCAGCCGCTCCTGGATGGTCATTGCCCCACTGACGATGGGGCAGGTGTTTCCAGCGGCTGCAGGAAATCCTTGATCAGCGGACGCTTGAGCAATTCCGGTGCGGGACGGAACGATGCCGGGCAAACCAGCTCGATCGGCGCTGCCGGGATGGGTTCGGGCGGTGGCGTCCCGCAACTGGCCAGCAAGCAGCTCGGCACGGCGGCGCAGGCCAGCCACATCGGATTGCAACGCACTCACGTTCTCCCGGTTGATTGATTCATGGGCCGCGCCCACGCGCTGCAAGTTGATCTGCTGCCGGATCGCCGCCTGTCGCGCGGCCTCCCGCAGGTTCGCCACCGTGCCGCGCTCGGCATCACGCTGCTTGGTGACCGCGGCGATCTCGTCGCGCAGCCTCGGCGCAACGCGGAACGCCAGGTTGCACAGGCCAAGCGCTAGAACCGTGACCATGAGGTTGCGCCAGTCGGCGAACAGCCACTTGAGCACCGCGCCGATCGGCGCGCCCAGCAGCTTCAGAAGGGACCAGGCGGCGCTCACGCGAAGCCCTTTCCCAGCTTGTCGGCCCGCGCCAGCCAGCCATTGAGATACTTGCGCTGGCTCGGCACCAAACGCGCGATCGCGCGATATCGCTCGCGCGCGGCGTCCCGGTAAGCGGTCACCAGCGCCGCCAGGCCAAGGCTCGGCCACTGGATGACTTCAAGCATGGCATGGCGCGTGGCATTGCCGATCACGCCATCAACCTTCAGCAGCGCGATCCGCGTCTTGCTGGCCGGCATCAGCAGGATACAGGAATTGATTGCCCGCTGCAGCAGCTTGCGCGCCGCCACAAGGCCACCATTCACCGCCTGGTCGAACAGCATCTCGCCGACCGGCAACGGGAAGGTCTCGGCCTGCAACCGCAGCCAGAAGCAACGATGATAGAGGAAGATCGCATCGCCGACCGTCAGCGCGCGAATATCCGCGCCATCGATATCGCCGTCGAAGTCTAGATCGAAGTCAGCCAGGCCGTCGCCATCTTCGTCGATCGCGCCTTCCGCCTTCAGGAAGCGCAGCGAAATGCCGAACTTGGTCTCGCCGCCCCGGTCGACCGGATCGTTGACATGCCCGCCCTCGATGCCGAGCACGTGCAGCACCGCCTTGCGATAGCGCTGGCTATAAGCCTGCACCACGATCGCCACATCGTTTGATGTGTCTTCCTGAGCGCTGGGGGGCTGTTGAGAAGGGCCTGTCATGGCCCGCTTTTGACGGCTTGGGAGCCGGTCTATCGCCCCGGACACCTGTCCGTGAGGCGTGGCGCAAGGTCAGCTGAAGAGATCGAGCTGCCTGTCATCGTGCGCGGGCATGATGTTCGCGCGGCGGCGTCGGACCTGCCGCATGCTGTAGCCCGTGGCAAGCGCGATGTCACGTTCCGACCGGCCTTCGCGCAGCATCCGGTCTACCGTCGCCTGGCGCTGCAGGTAGGGACCGTTCGGCCCCAGCGGCACGTCGATGCGCACTCCGGCAAAGCCGCAGGTCAGCTCTTCGGCCACGGCCTTGGCCGCTTTAACGCCGATCAGCTTGGACAGCCAGTGGTCGGCATCGGGCGCAGGCGGCACATAAATTTGTGTGCCACCGCGGGCGTCCGCAACCGCGAGCGCGGCGTCTTCGCCCGCCACGTTCGCGATCGTTGAAAGGACGCCCGGCAGTTCCATCACTCGGTGCTCTCCGCCTGCGGACGGCCAAGCGGCAGCGGCTTTTCCCCGAATTCCGCGCTGTCGTCGAGAACGGTGGTCACCATGTCACCGCGCACCACGAACAGGTGACCATCCATCTTGATCACGAAATCGGCGCTGCCCATCGAACGTGCTGCGGCAGCGCAGCGGGCAAGCCCGATCTGCAGGCTCTGCCGCACGCTTTCCACGTCCATCCCGCCAGCGCGTTCAAGGAATCGGACCAGCGCGTGGTCGGAAACCGGCATCAGCCCAGCCTGGCGTGCAGCCGTGGCGGCAATTCCATGGCCAGATTTGCGGATGTTCCGCTTGTCCTGGTGCCGGCCCATCACATCACCGCCCGGAACAAAAGAACCATCAGTGCGACGAAGGCCGCAACAACCGCCAGCTCGCGCGCAAATCGCCAACTCTCCCAGCGGTTCATGCGGGTCTGCTGATCGGTCAGGCTGCTATGCCGCTTTTGCATGGTGGCCTCCCGTCATCGCGTCGAGGTCGGCAAAGACCGCCTCGATCTCGGGACGCTTCTCCAGCACCAGCTGGGCAAGGCCCGCAGTCAGGCCACCTTCGGCGCCGATCCGGCCAAGGATCGCCTGCAGGTCGGCCAACACGGCGGCATCTGCCGTGGCATGCAGCTTGCCCTGGTTGTCGACAAAGGCTGTTGCGGGCTTAGCCATTTGCGCCTCCATCGGTTGCAAATGCATCCTTGTGCGCACGCAATTTCTCGCCCAGCGCCTTGGCCAGGTGCTCGTAATCGCTGGCCGTCCACGGATCGGCCTTCTTGTTCTCGATGCCGCACAGCTTCCACGCCGCGTCGTGCAGCAGCCAGTCGGCCGGAATGATCCCGGCATCCTTCAGCTTGATCAGGATCGCGGCGCACAGCGATGCCTGCAGCTCCACTGGACCGAACGCCTTGCCGGTCGCGCGGTTGTGCTGCAGCCAACCATTCCGGCTCGCCATGTTCTTCAGCGCTTCGATCAGACGGAAGGCATCAGACTGCTTGGCCCACTGCAGCCGGTCACAGCCGAGCTGGCGCTTGGCGAAGGCTTCCAGCGCCTGTTCGGCAGGATTGTGGACCGCGTTCAGGTGATAGAGCGAGATCCACAGAGCGCGGGCCTTCATCGCCATGGGATGGCTTGCCGCCTTCTTGCCCGGCAGTGGCTTGAAGCCCTTGGACTTCATCACGTCAAGGACACGGGCAAGCTGCGGCTCGCTCGCATCCTTCAGACTCGTCTTGCCGGTCTGTTCGAACACGATCTGGCGATAGTCGTCCTCGACCATGCCGAGCTGCTGCCGCGCGATCTGGATCTTCGCGATCATCGCGCGGCGGTGCTGGCTGCTCTTGTCAAACTGGGCGGGTATGGCCCCGTTATTGGGTCGCGCTGCGTTAGAGGCTCGCATGATCGTGCCCTCCATTGCCGATGTGGCCGGGTGTTTTGGCCGATTGCTGGAAGTGGAACCGCATCGCCTCGGCCACGCGCTTGAAGGTGCGGTCCTGCAGGCGCATCGCGATCACCGTCTTGTGCAGGTGCATCGCGCTGGTGTGATCGCGCTCGATCGCTCGGCCAATCTGCGGATAGCTGAACGGCTGCGCCGGAACCGTGCGCAGCAGCCACACCACCAGGGCACGCGCCGCGACCAGTTCGTCGGCCCGGCGATGCGCAAAGAACGCCGCTTCCTCGATCCGGTAGAACCGGCAGACGAAGGTGATGACGTGCGAGGGAGAGACCCATACCGGCCGACTTTCCACCGGGCGCAGCGCGGGAAGGCGCGGACGGCGATCGTCGCCGTCCCGCCAGAAGGGTGCCCCGCCGATCATGGCCATATTCCCGAAGCCAGCGGCAGGCAGACGATCAGCGCCAGCACCGCTACTGCGCGCACCGCCTGGTCCCAGAAGCTCCAGTCGCTGCGCTCGATCACGCGCACTGGCGGCTGCTCCGCGCTGTCGATCATGAAGGTTGGGATTTCGCCGCGGCGCTCTTCCAGCGCCCGCTCCATCCGCTCCACCGCGAAGGGCAGCGCCGTCGGCTCAAGCTCGGCGGTGGCATAAGGCACCGTCAACTCGTGCGTATAGCCAAGCAGCGGCGTCTCGATCCGCCCCATCACCACGAAGCCATTGCCCCGCAGGCCGACAACGATGGTCTGCACCTGGTCACAGGCGGCGGCTGCCTTCTCGGCAGCGTCGATCAGAGCGGCCCTCATGCTGCCACCAGGCGAACGTCGAGCTCGCTCCAGGCACCGCGCAGGTGGTCAAGGGAAAGGTCGGCGCGCTCTGCCGTGGCGATCATGCGTGCCAGCTGCAGCGCATTGGTGCCGTTGCGCAGCCCGCCCAGCCTTGCACAGATGCTCTGCAGTTCAGCGCGGACCTGCGGATTGGTGATGAGCCAGGCATCCGCCATGGCATCGACGTCAGCAGGAAGCGGGCAGCGGCGCTGCAGCTTGAGCGACAGGCGGCTGAAGAGCTGCGCATAGCGCGAGAACTTCTGCAGGATGCCAACATTGCCGAAGAAGGCGATGCCAACGCCGGTTGTGTCGTTCCAGTTGCGCACTTCGTCCAGCGCAGCTTCGGTCAGGTGCTGGGCTTCGTCGATGATCAACAGCGGCTTGCTGGCCTTGCTCAGCTGCTCGCAGATCTGGCGCGACATATCGAACGTCCCGCCAGAGGCATCGCGAACGCCAAGCGCCGCCAGGATCAGCTTGAACAGGTTGTTGGGCGCACCCGCAGATCGCGGCACTTCAACATAGAATACGTTCGGGTAAAGGTCGGCATAGCGCTGGGCTGCCGTCGTCTTGCTGCAGCCTGCCTCCAGCGCCGCGATGACCATCTTGCCGCGCTGGGCAAAGCCAAGCATCCGCTCCAGCTGCTCGGTCGTTTCAGTGGCAAAGAAGTCGGGAACCTCGGGAACCTCGGCGTCCAGATCGGCCTGCTGCGCCAGCGAAAGCCGGAAGCGCTCCACCTTCTCGGCGATCGGCATCTCGCTGCTGATCTTTTTGCCGTTGTACCCGTTCGGCCCGCCAAAATTGCTGATCGTCCCCTGAGGAATGCCCGTCCGCTTGGCCAGCTGCGACCAGGGAACGTTATTCTCTTCCTTGTAGAGGATCAGCCAGCTGCGCTGCTCCTCGATGTAGGGACTCGTTTCAGTACCATGTTCCATGTAGAGAACTCCTGTCTCTGTTGTGGGACAGGTGCGCGGGGACAGTTTCCTAGGCCGCCCCGCGCACCACCTATTTCACTGCCCTTGGCTTCCCGAGAGCGGCGAAAATCTTTGATGCGGCGGGGCTGGTTCCAGCCACCGGCTTGGGCGCTGCAGACGACTTGCGCGGCAGATAGCCAATCTTTGCAGCGGGCTCGCCAAGCGGCTTGGCCGGCGCCGAAGGCAGGCCTGCCTTGATCCGGGCGACCTCGGCCGGATCAAGCAGCGCTTCGGCCTCGGCATGCAGCTTCGCCAGCTTGTTCACATGCGCGCGGCGCTTGCTGACAACCTTGGAGCCCTCGGCTTGCCTGAAGCCGAAATCTTCCATGATCGGTGCCGTGAACATGAAGGTCCCGTCTTCGCCGTAGATATGGATGGCGGTGTGCAGATCGTCGGGATCGAACCTGACGGTCACATACTTGCCCGCGATCTCCCGGCATTCCATCGTCCAGTAGCGGTTGCCGAACAGGCTGATCTCGCCATTCTTGCCGTCGCCGCGCTTGCGGTCGACCGCCAGCAGGCTGTCGCGTAGCTGCTGCTGGCTCGGGCGCTTGATCGTCGCCGTTTTCCAGCCTTCGGCAAACACCTGATCAAAGCTGCGCCCGGCATAGTCGCGGCCTTTCCGGCCCTCGCGCGCATTGTGGAACGCCATCTCGCGATCGACCAGCGCCACGAATTCATCCCA